CTTGGATATGGCAAAGAAAGGTTTCATCGATGATATCCTCGCTGGTTTGAAGCCAGAAGAACTGAAAGGACTACAGGTGTTGTCCGATCATGCAACTGTGAATGGAATTCCTGGTGTGCGATTCATCGATAAGATGAAATTTTCCACATCGATGGGAGAACCTTATAATACTACGAAGAAATCATTTCTTGTTCCTGATCCGACGGAAACTTGCCCTGAGGGGAAAAAGTTTATTCCGGAGGTTATGGACAGATTTGATCGAGTGATGAACTTATATACAAATGGTATACGTGCTTGTCCTGTTTATGCAGGAAATTTGAAAGATGAAGTTCGTCACGAGAAGAAAGTAAAAGCTGGAAAGATCCGCATGTTTAGCGGAGGTCCAGTTGATTGTGCGTTTGTAACGCGGAAATTTCTGCTTTCATTCGTGAAGATGCTTCAAGAGCATCAATTGTTGTTTGAGGCTGCACCGGGTTGTGTAGCTCAAAGTTTGGAATGGGAAGCGTTTCGTGAACACTTAACACAGTTCGGTCTTGATCAATTGATCGCAGGAGATTATCGAGCATTTGATAAATCGATGATTGCGGCGATGATTATGGCTGCTTTTGATGTGATTATTGCAATCCACAAGGCAGCCGGTTGGACTGATGAAGAGTGTCTCCCATTATACTGTATTGCAGAGGACACAGCTTATGCTTGGGTTCAATTTGATGGGGACCTCATCATGTTTTTTGGTTCTAATCCTTCAGGTCACACTTTGACCGTGATTATCAATAGTTTAGTGAATGCACTTTACTTACGATATTGTTGGATTATTTTGAACCCCAAGCACACGTGTTCAGACTTCAAGAAATTTGTCGCCGCATTAACTTACGGAGATGATAATTCAATTGGAGTTAGTGGTAAGACACCTTGGTTTAACCACACTGCAATAGCTAAAGTACTCGCGACGATTGGAGTCACGTATACTATGGCAGATAAGGAAGCTCAATCGGTTCCGTTTATCCATATTGATAACATTTCATTCCTAAAGCGCACATGGCGTTGGGATGAAGATGTTGGAGCTTATCTAGCTCCTTTGGATGAAGAATCGATTCGTAAATCTTTGTGTATGACAATACCGTCTAAGAGTATCTCGAGGGAGATGCAGATGGTGCAATCAATCACTGGAAATATGAATGAGTTTTTCTTTTATGGAAAACAACGTTTTAACGAGGAACGAAAATATTTTGTAGATCTGATTTATAAGCATGGCTTAGAAGCAGAATATCAAATGCAAATGATTCCTTCCTGGGAAGATCTTAAAGAAAGATTCTGGAGGAACTCACACGGAGTGTCCTTGAAACGATTAGGTGGGAGCTATATCCACCCAAGCAAAGCTTAAAGCAACTTTAGCACTATATGTTCGATCCTATGTTTATAACGTTTATCTATGTTTGAGTTTATTCGTAATGCGTCATGTATGTTTACTCACGTCCCCTGTGTCGTTCGCCTTTTTAGGAGTGAGAGTTCAGAGTGCTCTACAAATATAGTTCTTGTTGAGGTATGAGGATATCTCTGCATTAAACTATCTCCTCACTAACACTTTAAAACAGAG